TATGTCGACGCCGTTCTTGACCCGCTCGGCATACGTGGCCGGATCGCTCAAGTCAGCGTCTTGTGGGAGCTTGAAAAAGTCACGAAGCTGCTGGTTATCGTACTTCGAAGCGAGTACCTTCACAGCCTTGTGCATCTTGCGCGCCATGAAGTCTCGGCGGCTGATGATTGCTTCCCTGGCCGCCTTGGGGCTCATGGACGGGTTGATGTCGGACTTGTCCCACTCTTCCTTTTCCGTTGCCGTCAAGGCAGCGCCAAACAACCCGTGTCTCTCAACGAGTACACCCTGCTTGTTGTAATCCCGCCAAAACGATTGGGATTTGATCTGGGCATCCGTAGCAAGTGGGTTCACAGAGTTTATCCAGTTGACGAGATTGTTTCCAACCGGATAGTCAGACGGCTGGGCATACGCATCATCCCAACGAGCAAGTACGTCCGTGCCCTCCATGCCAGCGCCGTAGTCTTTTTGCAGACCTTTTAAATTTTTGTCGTCCATCTTTACTCTGTGCGCAGCCTTGGCTTCCAGCTTATGCGTCTCTCTCTCTCCGGTTGCTGCGTTCTTCGCGTTCTGGACAGCAACGGCCCGAGCAACGGCAGCGGCGTGTTCCGCCTTGCGCGCCTCAATATTGAACGGCTGTTGGAACTTCAGTCGGTCTCGATACTCAGCGTTGGCACGCGCCTCCTGCTCACGCTCGTCGGACCTGCGCAACCCACGGTTGCGATCGGCAACCTCCTGCTGCACGACAGAGTTAATCGCGCTCGGATCGCCCTGGGCGATGAGCTGCGTTGTCATAGGGGAAAGCTCTTTCCCGTCGAGCGCAGCAATAAGCGCATCTCTCTGGCTGAGCTCTTGCTGCTTCATCTGGCCGCCGTGATAGCCGCCGAGAAAGCCCGTGAAGACGCGCGACGCGCCCTCAAGCGTACTGCCAGGCAGCCGCGGGTTCGTCGTTATGCGGTTCATCAGGTCGCGGGTGTACTTGCTATGCTCGGCGCCAATGGCGGCCTTGCCAGTTGCCTGCGCTCTCTCTCTCGGTGCTATATAATTGACTTTATCGACAGCCATCAGCCAAAGCCTCCAAGCAAATTGCCCATGATGTTGTTGTATGACGGCGCCTTGGCCATAGCCTGCGGCTTGGGCTTCGGCAGTCGCCGGTTGATCATGTCATTGATCTCATTGTTATCCATGTTGCTCTGCCAGCCCTCAGCCATGAGCTGGGAGAATGTTGGCCCAATGGGTGCTACGGGCGCTGCTCCACCTACGGGTCCGCTGCCACCTAACGGCGCAACCCCGATCGGTGCTGAAGTAACGCCCTGTTCTTGAGCAGCTCGGGGCGACCCCGCAGCCGGTCCCATCCCGCCAGCATATGGCAGGTTTGGATACTCAGATTGAGCCGCGCGAAACGAGCTTGCTGCTGGACCGATGCCCGCACCGTATGGCGTTGGTGCAGGCGCGGCCGGCGTGGGGTTTATCCCGCCAAGATCCGCGTTGCCGGACAGCCCAGAGAGAGAGGCGGATGGCGGGGCGTTTGGCGCCTCGGGTGCTGCGCCAAAACGATTGACCTTTTCTTGCCACATCTTAACGAAGTCGGCGGATGTCATGTTCTCAACGGACCCGTAGCGCTTGCGAACATCCGTTGGCACATTCCCCCAAATGGCCCGCTTCGCCCATGCCGGCCCCTTTTGACGGCCTTCTGCAGTGGAGTGCATAGACTTCCATGCTGGCTGGCCCGGATTCTTATAGTGCGCGGCCTGGCCACCGGGGCCCTGCTGGTGCATCATATATAGCTCTGTCGGCGTCGGGGCACGCCCCATTCGCTGAGAAAAATCCTCCCGCATCGCAACCATTTTTGTGATCCCAGCTTTCGCATTTTCCGTGGGGTCAAAAATGTCACCTCTCCCGCCGTGCTGGCGAAACTGTTGCGGCGACAGTTGGAATAGACCTCGGTAGCTCCCAGTTTTCACAGTTGGGTTTAAGCCGGACTCTATGCGAGCGAACGCAAGAGCCGTCTTGGGGTTGACGCCGAGGCGCATCGCCTGGTCACGAATTAAGTTTTCGTAGGCACCCTTTGCCATCAGCCCTGTCCTATTTTCTTTGCCGCCAACGGATCTTTGTCAGCGAGCTGCTGCATCAAGACTTGCTTGTAGGCCTTGTCGTTTTCCTTGGTGTCGATTTGCAGGCCCTGCATCTGCCCCATGCCGTTCGCGATACGCTCGAGAAGCACGCTCGCCTGAGCGCTTTGTGGGGTCTGCTGCGGGACCATCGGTTGAGCAGGCGCGGGCATTGCCTGCGGGCCTGCCCCTTTACCTGTGCCAATTCCAGCCACTGGGATAGGGGGGTTCATTTGCGCCGACCCTTCTTGATCGCGGCAATTTCACCACGTAGGCCATCCATTTCATCGTGCAGCTCTTGGATGCACTTTAATGCGACGCCGAATGCGTCCTGAACAGCAATCTCCTTGCCATTGCCAAGCCCAAGAATGCGCTTCCAATCCTCGGCGTAAGGCCCGATGTGAACCTCTTGACGAGGGTCGATGTTGTGCCGGTACTTCCACGTTCTGATCGGGATATCACGCAGACGATCAAGCGTGCGCTCCACTGGCCCATCAGCGTGCTTGAATGTCTTCGATGACTTAAAGGCCATCGATCCAATCCCGCTCGCGATGTTCGCAGCGCCCTGCCATGCTGACCCCTTCTGAGCCTGCTGAGCATTGTACGCCTGCATCTGTCCGTTGTACGATTGATACGTGGCGCCCATGAAGTCCGGGGCTTGCAGTTGGTAGTTTGTCGGCGCATTCGCTGACGGCACATTGAGCGAAGGTGCTTGCCCGAGAAGCATGGCGATCTCGTTGACGTTCTGGCTGCGTGCCATAACGTCCTCGTTGATGTTTTGCCCACGGTATGTCTGCTCAGCCTGGAGCTGGTTGGACGTGTCCGCCTGCCCTTGTTGGTGCGTTTGCAGGCCCTCTGCCATGGCCGTGCCGCGCAGGCCTTGCTCGGCAGAACGTTGCCGGTCGGACTCTTGTCCGCCCGCCATGATCGCCTGGTTCGTCGCGTTCAGCCACGCGTCGCTTTGGTTGCGGTTGAGCTCTTCCGTCGCCTTGTTGTACGCCTCGCCGCCAACGGGAAGCCCACGGTTAGCCAAGTCCTGCTGCTGCCGCTCATACTGCCTTTCAAACTGAGGACGAAGCGACCGCTCCTGCTGCGCCATGTAGGCGTCCTGAACGCGGTTGTCGTACTGCTTCAGATCGCCATAATCGCGCGGGTCATACGGCGTGTCACTGCGCTGGTCGCCGTACTGCTGATAGCCGCCAATAAGCTGCTGAGCGCGATCCGAGCCGTAAGGTGCCTGGCCGATGTTGAAGTCAGATGTCGGGATGCCCATAACGCGCATGCCGGCGTACTGAGTTAAATCGTTGCCAATTCCCTCTTGTCTTCGGATGGTGTCATTAGCCGTGTTCGAAACATTGACATACTGAGATGTCGGAACGCCGTTTTCGTCGCGGTCGTAAGTAACGCTACCCGTTGGCGTGAAGGTGTTGACGCTGTTTATTTTTGCGCTTTCGCGCAGGGCCTCTTTGTTCATCTGGCCCTGAGCTTGCGCTGTCTTGAATGGATCTGGAGCCGGTGGTGGCGAAGACCCGCCTTTCTTGCCCATTATTCTCTCTCTCTGCTGGCTGGCCCTTGAGCCATGTGCATTCTTTTTTCAGCATTGAGAGCAAAACAGCGTTCGTCTTTCCGTCGTATGCTCTACGTAGTACGCCTTCTTTGATAAAGCCAAGGCCGCGACAAAGCTTGAGCGACTGGCTATTTCCGTCTTTGATCACAGCAGTTAGACGTTCGCAGCCTGCTGTAACAAAGGGGTAGCTAAAGAGCTCTCGCAATACTCCGCGGAGGCACCAAGAAGGGCTTTCCGCCACAATGATAACACGCATGTCATTGCCGTGGGTCATTTGGCGGAACGAGTTGTATATAACAACAGCAAGGGGAACAGGCTCTGCGTCGGTCATCCGCATGACGCCAAAAGCGCGGAATGGGCCGAGGTCGTGAGGCGTCTTGATGTCTGGATCTTTAAGGCGCTCAAGCGCCCATTCGGCCAGCAAGTCGGACGAAACAACGGGGTCCGTCACAATTCTGATGTCGCTCATAAGTACCCTCCAGTGGTGTAGATAATGCGCGTTTCGTTCCACTCGACACTGCTTCCTGCGGGATTAGTGTCGATTGCAACTCGAAAAGCTATTTTGGTTCCAATCGCATTCCTACTGTACCACTTTACCTGAGACGAAAACGGATCTGGCCAGCTTGCGGAATCCCACGTTGACGTATCTGCGTTCCAGATAGTTCCAGTTGGATTCCCCGCAGTCGAGAATGACGCGAGCCCGATATTGTCGTAGTCAGATGCGGCGTTAATGCTTAGGGCTGGATAGTAGTTCGCAAAGAAAAACGGCTGAATGAGCTGCACGCTTTTGTTGCGAGACGAATACCGCAGGTCGCTCCATGCTGGGTGTGCGTCAGCTCTTATTGACGCGCCCGCGTCAGCCACGCTCCCGTCGTCAAATGCGTAGGCGATGCCGTTGCTGGAATGCCCAAAATAAGCGTTGCCGCCAAGCAACCCCCAAGACCGCGCGTTGATATCTCGAAATTCGCACCACGCACCTGTGTTTATATTTTGGACGTGGTACCTAATGAGCGTCGCGGCAACAGGAACTGTAACGATCAGCATCTGGCCACGCTGATAAATGTTGATGCGCCAATCATCCGTCGCGCCGATCGACTGCACAGACTCAGAGACGGCCTTCTGTATGCCGTATGACAACAGCGCCCTTTGAGGTGTACTGTCGCCATACTTAACCACTTCTGATAGCCGCTCATAACCGCGATCCGTTATGATGTAGACATTGTCATTCGCGGCCGCAAAGCCCAGCCGAGAGAGAGGGCGCCCAATTCGGTAGTGCCCAATTAGCGCCCAGTCCGTTGCATCTCCGGGGTTGCTGCCCGCGTATGTAAGAACATCGCCATCAGCGAAGACAGCAACAAAAACATCATCATTCCCACCATCGCCGCCATCTCCTTTTAAGTGCGTTGTGAACACAAGATTGCCGCGTACCGAAGCCACGGTAGAAAAGTTAAATTCAGTCAGGGCCCCAGCTACAGCAGCAACGCCGCCGTACCACATTGACTGGGTGTTTTTCTGGACGAAATACACCCGCGATTTGTAAGTGCTGACTTGGTTGAGATTGGTAAGCGTTACGCCTGTAAATGCAGGGTTAGCTATCGCTGTGCCGTTGTAGCTTTTAACTACATCAGCGCCGTTCGCCAAGAAGACCAAGCCGCCTAAGTAGTCAAAGGACCAGTAGCCGTTTGTCAGGCCTGTCGCGAGCGCAGTGGGCGTGCTTGTCGTCCCGTCAATGATCTTCGTTGCTGTGCATAGCAAAAGCTTCGACGACGCTGCGTACTCGAACGGGACTACCTGCAGAATAGCCGCGGCTTCAGTCGTGTTGCAGTGAGACGAAAAACCGGGCCTCACAACGCAGCTCGATTGCGTCGGGAACCAATTTCTTAGCCAAACCGCATCCGTAGGCCGCATGCTTGATATGGCGTCTTTCGCATTCCAGCCATTTACCGGGGGGGGCATGGACATCGAATGAGAAACGCGAGAGCCTCTGTTCTCTTGGATCGGCATGCGACGGCGAGACTGGCCGCTTGACTGCACTGGGTTTCGTCTCACCATCGCGCGCGCTTCCTTATTTACCGTGTTACATCGCGCCAGGAGGCATGCCGCCCGGAGGTGGCCCGCCCGGTGGCATACCGCCGCCGCCACCTTGAGCCTGCGCCATCGTCATGAGCGCCTGCTGTACTTCAGGCTGAGCAAGCGCCTGCACCGCCTCCGGGGTAATGCCAGCCTGCTGCAAAATCTGCATCGCAGCTTCAGGAGGCATTTGTGCAGGCGGAGCGCCCGAGGGTGGAGGCGCTCCGCCTGCGTTACTAGGGGAGGCCCCGCCGCCGTCCGCTAGTAATTGGGCCATCATTTGTGGATCTGCGTTCATGTCTTAAATCCTTCTCAGGTTATCCCCACGAGAGCGTTGTTGCGTCCCATGTCAGGCCGTTGTTTTGGAACCAGCTTCCTTCGCCGCCAGCCGAGTAACCTCTTCGGCTTCGCGGATTCATGCTAAGCGTTTCGCTTGGCGTGTCAGCACCTAGCCGCTCAGCAACCCAGTCTTCAAACTCGCGGAAAGTCTCTCCGTACTCGAGACCCTTCCGCTGCAGAAATCTCCACCGAATACCCAAAACAAGCGCATGGTCATCGATAAGGGGAATGTCTGTGTCTGCCGTCATTCTTTCTTTGAGAGTCACCCCGTCAGACGAGCTGCACCATCGCTTGTCCAGGTACTCAAAGTAGATCTCCTCGCCAGCCGTGGGCTCGCCAGGGAAATAAAGCTTGCCGGCGCGGATGTAGTACGTCGGAAAAACAGGCGTGAACGAATCACTCTTAATGCGCTGCCACGCTTGAGAAGAAAGGGGACCGATCAATGGCTCTTGTCGCGACCGATTCCACATCGTATGCGGCAGAATTTTTCTGTAGTGCGGGAAGCTGGCCGAAAAGGAAAACTGCAACTCCGTTGCCAGAGATGTAAACGTGCCTTCCGTTTTCAGGTCTTCCCAGTCACCACGCATTGCCAAGTTGCGTCCTGTGGAATTGGCCAAGGCCAAAAGCTGCCGGCCAAGATCATCGCCTGAAGAGATCGCCGATGGAGGGTCCACGCCGATCTCTTCTAACGCTTCTGTGCATATTTCGAGCAAACTCATTGTCATGGCACAACTCCGTCGCTAAAACCTAGAACTGCGCTTTGTACTCGCCGATCAACTCGAACGCCTGCTCTTTCGTGATAACGGGGACATCCGAAAACTCTCTCGTTAGGGCCTTGAGCCCCTTGAGAGAGAGAGACTGGTAGTCGTCAGGTATGGCGACAGTTTTCGGCACACTGCGCGCGAACTCCATGGCGGCGCGAGCTTCGGCAACCGGACTATCCATGTCGCCGACTTCCTTCCCTGCCTTGGCCTGTCCGATCTCAAATCTGTTGGAGAGCTCTTGCAACTGCTTGCTGAGCAACTCGACGCTGTTTTTTAAACGCTCGTTTTCAGCAACGAGCTGCGCAGGTACTGCTCCGGTGCGGCTCGCTTCGAGAAACGCCTTGGCATGATTGCGCCACATCCGACCGCCCAGACCAAGAGCACTCAGCCTGTCATCGGGAAGCTCTGCAATCTGCTCGACAGTGAAGATGTTCATGTATCGCATGTCCTCAACTTGAGCGCGCGATAGCATCGGCCACGTTTGGAGAAGCGTTCCGTCTGGAGCGTAGTCTTCCATTTTTCGAAAAGCCTCGTACTCCTTTGCGTACTGAATCTTGTCGCTCGGCTTGATGCGCCGCTCGACGATATTATGTTTGTCGCCGGGGATGATGACGCGCACCATTTCGACATCGCGACCTACGAAGCGTCCGCGTGTTTCAGACAGCGCAAAGTCCTGAACTGTTTGGGTGTAAAACTTG